TGGCAGCTACGATCCGGACAGCAACATCCGGCACATCAGCGAAGTCCTCCAGCTGATCCCGAAAGGCAACAGCAAGTCGTCGAACGGCGGCGCGGTGATGCTGACGGCCATCATCGTCAACCGAAGGCCGGAAGCCGAATTCATGTTCATCGCGCCGACGATGGAAATCGCCGCGATCGCCTACAAGCAGGCCAAGGGCACCATCCGGCTCGACAGCGAACTGACAAAGCTTTTCCACGTCCAGGATCATATCCGCAAGATCACGCACCGCATCACCGGCGCGACGCTGCAGATCAAGGCGGCCGACACCGACGTCATCACGGGCAGCAAAGCCTGCGGCACCATGATCGACGAGACGCACCAGTTCGCGCGCAAGGCCAATGCCGCCGAAGTGTTTGTCGAATTGCGCGGCGCGCTGACCAAACGGCCGGACGGGTTCCTATTCCAGACCACGACGCAGTCGAAACAGCCGCCGACCGGAGTGTTTGCCAGCGAGCTCGCCATGGCGCGCAGCGTGCGCGACGGCAAGATGCGGATGCCGCTGCTGCCGGTGCTGTACGAATTGCCGGACCGATTGAACGCCAATGACGGCTGGAAAAACCGGGAATACTGGCCGCTGGTCAATCCGAACCTGGGGCGGTCGACCAACGAGGACTTCCTGGCACGCGAGGTGATGCGGGCCGAGGCCGACGGGCCGGCCGCGGTGGCGCTGATTGCGAGCCAGCATTTCAATGTCCAGATCGGGATGAGCTTACGCGCTGACGGCTGGGCCGGCGCCAATTACTGGACCCGCGGCACCGAGCCGGGGCTGACGCTGGACGCGGTGATCGAGCGGTCGGAAGCGGTCGTGGTCGGGATCGACGGCGGCGGACTGGATGATCTGCTCGGCATTGCCGTGATAGGCCGGGAAAAGGACACCAAGACGCATTTGTGCTGGACGCACGCGCTGATCTCGCCGGAAGGCTTGGACCGGCGCAAGGCCAACGCGCAGGTCTACGCGCAGTTTTCCAATGACGGCGATCTGACTGTGGTCGAGGAGCTGCCGGACGACATTAGCTACGTGATCGACATCGTCGAGCAGGTGAAGGCGACCAAGAAACTGGCCGGCGTCGGGGTCGACGCCATTGGCATCGGCGGCATTGTCGACAGTCTGGCACGCATCGGTGTCACGCAGGAAAACAACCTGCTGGCCGGCGTGCGCCAGGGCATCTCGCTGATGGGTGCGATCAAGTCGGTCGAGCGCAAGCTGGTGGATGGTTCGTTCAAGCACAACGGCTCGGCGCTGATGGCCTGGTGCGCCGGCAACGCGCGCATCGTGCCGACGCCGACCGGGATGCGGATCGCAAGAGACGATAGCGGGTTCGGCAAGATCGACCCGTTGATGGCGCTGTTCAACAGCGAGGCGCTGATGGCGCTCAACCCGATGGCAATCAAGTCGCCGGAATTCCGGCTGTTCTTCGCCTAGAGGATACTCACATGCCGCGTGTCTTCGTCTCCGGGACCATCCTGGCGGGCCAGTCGCTGTCGGCGCCGCTCGATTGCCGCAGCGGCGTGCCGTTGCTGCTATTCCTGCCGGTGCAATGGACGGCTTCGCGGCTTTCCTACCAACTATCACCTGACGGCGTCACCTTCTGGGATCTCTACGATCGCAGCGCCAGGGAAATCGCCGTCAACATCCGTCCCGGCACCGTGGTCCAGTTCAATCCGGAATGGTTTGCAAACGCGCTGGGCTGTTGGGTGAAAATAAGGTCCGGTTCTAGCGACGGGCCGATCGTGCAGACAGTCAATCGCGATTTCAAAATGCTGATCGAAACCTAGGACAAGCCAACATGCTCAATCGGGCTTTTGCCCTGCTTGAAATCAAGCGGGTGGACGAGGACGCACGCGAGATCACCGGCTGGGCCACCACGCCGACGGCCGACCGCATGAACGACGTCGTCGAGCCTGACGGCGCCAAGTTCACGCTGCCGATCCCGCTATTGTGGCAGCACAACGCCGGCGACCCGATAGGCACAGTCACGCAGGCGCGTGTCAGCCGGGCCGGGATCGAGATCACGGCGAAGATCGCCAAGGGCGTCACGAGCGAGATCGACCGCTACTGGGCGTTGATCAAGGCCGGTCTCGTCACCGGCCTGTCGATCGGTTTCAAACCAATCGAGCACGAGTTCATCAAGGAGACCAAGGGCATTCGCTTCAAGAAATGGAACTGGATGGAATTATCCGCCGTGACCATTCCGGCGAACGCGACCGCCACCATCACCACCATTCGATCTCTCGACACCGCACAGCGGGCCGCGTCAGGCCAGGCGTTGGGCAGCGTCGTCTATCTTAACCCACCGGGCGCCTCCGGACGATCTCAAGATGTCCAGGAGGACAACATGAAAACCACTGCCGAGCAGATCACTGCTCTTGAGGCCAAGCGGTCGGCCGACGCCGCGCGCATGGATGCCGTGATGCAGAAAAGCATTGACGAGGAACGCACTTCCGATGCCGCCGAGCAGGAGGAGTTCGACACGCTCTCAGCCGAGGTCGACGCAATCGACAGCCAACTGGTGCGGCTGCGCAAGCTGGAAACCGCCAAGGCGATGACGGCGAAACCCGTCGTCAAGGCCGAAACCGCGCGTGAAGGTTCGATGGCGCGCGGCGGTTTCTCGCCGATCTACGCGGTGGCGGAAGCACCAGTTGCCAAGCAGGACTATGTCTGGCACGGGCTGGTCTGCGCGGTGAAGGCGCATTTTACCAAGCAAAGCCCGCTCGACATCCTCAAGTCGGAATATGGCGACGACGAACCGCACCGCGCGGTGTTGAACTTCATCACCAGGGCCGCGGTCGTGCCGGCTGATACCGTGACGGTGGGCTGGGCCGACAAGCTGGTCGCGACCTCGATCCAGGACTGGTTCGACGCGCTGATGCCGAATTCGGTCTATCCGGCGCTGGCGGCCAAGGGTGCCAAGTTCTCGTTTGGCCGCAACGGCATTGTCACGATGCCATCGCGGGCAGCGACGCCGACCATCGCCGGATCCTTCGTGGCGCAGGGTGCCCCGATCCCGGTGCGGCAGGGTGCGTTCACATCCATCAGCTTCACACCGAAGAAGATGGGCGTCATATCCACGATGACGAGAGACATCGCCGAGCATTCGACACCAGCGATCGACGCACTGATCCGCCAAGCCATCATTGAGGACACCAACGTCGCGATCGACAGCGTGCTGCTCGACGCTACGGCAGCAACCACGACCCGACCGGCCGGCCTAAAATCCGGTGTGTCGGCCGTTACAGCAACGGCGGCCGGCGGCCTCAACGCCCTGATCGGCGACATCCGCGGGCTGACCAGCGCGCTGATCACCGGCACCAACGGCAACCTGCGCTCGCCGGTGTGGATCATGAACCCTGGTGACGTGCTGGCGGCTTCACTGTTGCCGGCCACCGCCGGCGGCGGGGAATTCCCGTTCAAGGACGAACTGTCGCGCGGGACGCTGCAGGGCTATCCGGTGATCCAGTCCTCCAACGTCACTGCCGACACCATGCTGCTGGTCGACGCCGCCGACTTCGTTTCGGTGACGGGTGACTCACCGCGGTTCGATGTCAACGACCAGGCGACGCTGCACATGGAAGACACCACGCCATTGCAGATCGTGACTGGCGCGCAGGGCAGCGGCGTTGTGGCATCACCAACCCGCTCGCTGTGGCAGACCGATAGCATTGGCATTCGGATGCTGTGGGATCTGAACTGGGGTCTGCGCCGGACCGGCGTGGTCGCGTGGACTCAAACCATGACGTGGAACTGAGGCACTCCCACCTGAAGGGCCGCGCCAATGCGGCTCGCTTTTTTCAATTCTCAAACAGGAGGCCATCACATGGCACAGATACCAGCCAAGACGAAGGACCATCCCGACGTCCAGGCAATGTACAAGCAGCGCGAGGAGATCAACCAACAGAACGAGGCGGCGATGCGGCGGATGGAGTCGACACAGCCGACACCGACCCAGGAAGAAAACGACCTGGCTAAGCTCGGCGTGGCCGTCGAGGAAAAAGAACCCGACGGCGCCGGGCCGACCATTATCCGGACCGTCACCGTGGCCAACACGCCGCTCGGCTACGAGGTTCCCAACATCGCCGACCCGTTCTCGCCCGAGGGCAAGGCCGAGCAGGAGAGGGTGGATCGCGAGCGGAAGGAACACCGGGAAAGGGCCGACCGCGAGCGGACCGAGAGAGCCGCTCAGGCCAAAGCCAAGAGGGACGAGGCGCCTCGCTAAATGCGCATCCCTCGCGCTGGCATCCAGTTCACCGGCGAGAAGGCGTTGTCCTCCTTGCCGGTGGACGCCAACTATTCCGGGCCGATCGTGCGCGAGTCGTATGCCGGCGCCTGGCAGCAGAATGTCACCGTCTCAACCGACAGCGCGGCGTCGTTTCATGCCGACTTCGCGTGCAAGACGCTGATCGCGCGCGACATCGCCAAGCTGCGGCTCAAGCTGGTCGAGAAGGACAGCAACGACATTTGGAGCGAAGTGGTCAATCCGGCCTATTCGCCGGTGCTGCGGCGGCCGAACGATTACCAGACGCACAACCAGTTCTGGGAGTGCTGGATCCTCTCAAAACTGTCGCGCGGCAACACCTATGTGCTGAAGCAACGCGACAACCGCAACGTGGTGACCGCGTTGCACATCCTCGATCCCAACCGCGTGCAACCGCTGGTCGGGGACGAGGGCGCGGTGTTCTACCGGCTGTCCAGCGACAATCTGGTCGGCACCGGCGAGATTACGGTCCCGGCGCGCGCGATCATTCACGACCGGATGAATTGCCTGTTCCACCCGCTGGTCGGCACGCCGCCGGTGTTTGCGTCGGGTCTGGCCTCGATGCTCGGCATGAACGCGCAGAAGGCATCGGCGCTGCTGTTTCAGAATGCTTCCACGCCTGGCGGCATCATCACGGTGCCCGGCGAGGTCAGTGACGTCCAGGAACAGCGGGCCAAGGACGAATGGGAAAACCGTTTTTCGCGCGGCAACCTCGGCCGCGTCGCCATCCTGAGCGCCGGCGCCAAATACGAAAAGATCGCCATGACCCACGTCGAGGGTCAGATGATCGAACAGCTGAAATGGTCGGCCGAGGTGGTCTGCAGTGTCTACCATGTGCCGCCGTACAAGGTCGGCGTCGGCGCGCTGCCGTCCTACGACAACGTGCAGGCGCTCAACGTCGAATACTATTCGCAGGCGCTGCAAAGCCAGATCGAGGAGGTCGAGGAGTTGGTCGACCACGCGCTCGGCATCGGTTGGGGCGAGGGGATCGGCACCGAGTTCGATACCGACAATTTGCTGCGGATGGACAGCGTCACACAGATCACAGCGATCCGCGACGCGGTCGGCGCCGGCGTGATGGCACCGAACGAGGGCCGCGCCAAGCTCGATCTAAAACCGGTCGACGGCGGCGGGTCGCCGTATTTGCAGCAGCAGAATTATTCGCTGGCCGCGCTGGCCAAGCGCGACGCGCAGGAAGATCCGTTCAAGACCAATGCGCCAGCGGCGGCCGCACCGGCGAAAGAACCTGCGCCGGCCGACGAAAAAATCCCGGAAGAAACCAAGTCGATCAATCTCGATCGGATCACTGATCTGTTCGCGAGGGCCGCGTGATGGATTTGCAGGAAGCGTTCGATCGCGGGTTCGAGGCGGTCAAGAAGTATATTGATGGCGAGATATCAGCCCTAAAATCAATCGAGCCGCTGCCGGGGCCGCCGGGAAAACCAGGGCCGGCAGGCGAACCGGGACCGGCGGGAGAACCTGGCAAACCCGGCGAGCCGGGCATTCCCGGTCAGGTCGGCGATCCCGGCATTCCCGGTGAACCCGGCAAACCCGGTGAACCCGGACCAGCTGGCGAACCGGGCGAGAAGGGCGACACCGGCCGCGACGGCCGCGATGCCGCCGACCTTAGCGTGCTGCGCGGCTACGTCATCGACCAGATCGCCAAGGGGATCGAAGCTGTGGTCAAGGCGATGTCGATCACCACGCCGGACAGCGGGCGCACACTGGTGATCGCGGTCGGCGAAAAGACCTGGGAGATCAAAACCGCCATCCCGCTCGACGCCGGGGTGTGGACCGAGCAGGCCTATGTCGCCGGCGACGCCGTCAGTCACGGCGGTTCGCTGTTCATTGCAAAAACCGAGACCGCCACCAAGCCAGGCCAGGGCGGCGACTGGCGGCTCGCGGTCAAGCGCGGCAATGACGGCCGCGACTGGCGGGCCGAGGACAAGCGCCAGGCGGAACCGGTGAGGTTCAAATAATGCGTTCGATCTTTGAAGTCATCGACGAAGCACCTGACAGCGCTGGGCCGGACCTGGTCTCGCTCGACGACCTCAAGGCGGCGCTCGGCATCACCGGTTTTTCCGAGGACGCGGCGCTGGAGGCCGCGATCACGTTCCACTCACGGATCATTGCAGACTATTGCGGCCGCCGGTTCGGGTTGGCGGACGCGCTGGAGACCTTCACGTTCGACCGTTACGAGATCTGGCCGGTGCGCCAGGCGCTGACGCTGTCGCTGTACCCGGTGGTCGAGGTCTCAGAATTCACGACGCTCGGCGCCGGCGGCCAATACGGGTTTGACCCGGCGAGCGGGCGGCTGTGGTCGGAGAGCGGCTGCCTGCAGGGCGAGGTAAGCGTGGTCTATTCCGGCGGCTATGATCTGCCGGAAGCAGCGCCGGCGCGACTGCAGATGGCAGTGATCCACGCCGTCAACGAGGGTCGCGTGTCCGGCAGCCGCGATCCATCGATCCGCGAGGTGCAGCACGGCGACACCAGGATCAGCTATTTCACGTCGGCCACCACCTCGGCGTCGTCGGGCTTCCTGTCGGCAACGGTGATGGACCTGGTCAAACCGTACCGGCGGCTTCATGTCGCTTGATTACGCCGCACTGCTTTACGATCCCGTCTATGCCGAGATCGGCGTGTCGGCCACGTTCATCATGGGCGAGATCGAGGCGTCGATCACCGTGATCGACGACACAAGGCCGAAGTCATTGCCGGCGGGATCGTTTGCCGATGTGCGCGGCATGGGACCGGGCGCGTTCGCGCGGATCCCCGAACTGGTGGCGGCCGGGATCGCGCGCAACGACTGGCAGGATGCCAGCCTGACCTTCAACGGCCGCGACTGGATCGTGCG